CAGTCAGGATTTAATTCAGGTGAATTAACTAGGGATGATTTATTAGCAAAACTAGAAGAAGCTAAATCACTTATGAAGATTGGTAAACCTAAAGCTAAAGTTGGGCAGGTTGTTTTTACAGATGGTTCAGCACAAAGTGGGTTTATGACACTACTTGATTCAGGAAATCCTAAATCTTTATTAAACTTTGCTATGGGTATATCAGCAGCGTTAGGTATTCGTAGTTATGTTAGAAAAAAAGGTGATATACAAGCAACTAAAAAAGTTTTTATGACTGGCTCTAAATGGCCAGCAGAAGTTTCAAAGTTTTCTTTACCGGAATCAGGAGGATATCAATATAATTCTGCTGATATATTGGTTGAAAATAATTCTCCCAAAGCTAAAGTAAAAAAATATTATGGTATTTCATTAAAGAAAAAACCAACAGCTAAATCTTTACCACCACCACTTATTAACAAAGCCTTTGATGAACTTATAGAAGGTGATGTAGAATTTAATAAGTTAATGGCAAAAGTTGATGAGTTTAAGTATAAGTTTTTTTCTGATAGATTAAAACAAGCAATTGCTAGTAAAATAATAAAACTAAAAGGGTTTTCATTACCAAATAATCCTAAAGAAATATTTAATATGAAAATTAAGCATCCCTTTAAAGGTGGTAACATAAGACTAATTGATTTGAAAGGTGAAGGTGTAATAAAAACAAACTTTGATATTAAAAAGCCAGCAGATAAATTGTTTATTGAAAAATTATTTGCAAAAAAGAAAGATGGTTCAGGAGATATACCAAATACACAATGGAAATTAAGAAAGTTTATGAACGAATCTTTATATGGTGGTTCTAAAAGTAAATATTGGCAAGGTGTATTAAAACTTATGAATCAATATGCTGAAAAATTTGCAGAAGCACTTATTGATGTTATTTTAAAACTTAATTTATTTAATAAATTAAAGAAAAAAGATATAGATGAAGCGGAGTTTGATTTTCAATTAACAACAGGTGTTGGTAATGTTACCAAGAAAGGTGATGTAACTGTATCTAATTCAATTAATTGGTCAGTTAATACTTTACTTTGTGGCTATCATAGAATTGAGAAACAGATGAAGGGTAAAAAATGGGAAATTGTTATGAGAGATGAAAGTCAAAAGGGTGATTCTATGGAAGAGGCCGCAAAAATTAAAATGTGGTTAAAGAGAGGTACTATAAAAATATTAGATTTAGAGTTAAGATATAAAGGTGCCTTCGGATCACAACCACAATTTACTGGTACTCTACATTCAGACTTTAAAAAATTATTAGAGAAAGAGTGTAGTTAAATAAAGTATAAATAGTTTATATGATTTGTTAATGGATATTTGAATAGATAGATTATACTAATGGAATAAATGAGGAACAATGTTTAGTTTTAAAGGTTTTACTACAAACGATAAGAATACACACCTAGAACACCTAGAGGATGATATAATCAATAGAGGTTCGGCTGGTGGAGTTAACGCAATTAACTTTCTAAAATCAGTAAGAGATATGCTCGCAGGTCACTCGGGAGCAAAAATCAATGCTACTGTTAAATGGGATGGTGCACCTGCTATTATATGTGGTGTCAATCCTGAAAATGGTAAATTCTTTGTTGGTACTAAATCAATATTCAATAAAACTCCTAAAATCAATTACACAACAGCAGACATAAGACAAAACCATTCTGGTGCTGTCGCTCAAAAACTATCAGTATGTCTTGCTCATCTATCCACTTTAAACATTAAACAAATTTTACAAGGTGATTTATTATTCACTAACGATACAAAATCAGCTTCAATTGATGGTGAAAAAATGATAACCTTTACACCAAATACAATCACATATGCAGTACAGGCAAGTAGCAATATTGGTAAGAAGATTGCTCGTGCTAAAATGGGTATAGTATTTCATACAATGTATACTGGTAAAGATATGAAAAGTTTGAACGCAAGTTTTGGTAATGTTAAAGGGTCAGGTAATTCAAGAGTATGGGTAGCAAGTGCTTCTTATAAAGACGACTCTGGTTCTATTACATTTACTAAATCAGAATTGAATACATTTAATGCTCAATTAAGAATGGCAGAAGGTTCTTTAGGTAGAGCAGAAAAGATATTAGATGAAATGACTAAACGTGCTACTGATCCTTTATCTGTAGGGTTCAGATTAAAATCCTTTTTCAATTATTACATTAGAAATAATAAAGGTAGTATGGCAAAGGTTAGAGTCTTGCAAGATATGTTTAGAGATTATTATGAGAACATTTTGAAGACAGAAATAGACCAAAGAAAAACTGATAAAGCAAAACAAAAATATAGAGATATATTAGCAAATGGATTAAAATTTATCAATCAGAATAAATCTTCTATGTATTTTGCAATAGCAAGTCACGTAACTTTAGGTACAGCAAAGAATACTTTGATACAAAAGATGAATCAAATTCAACAGATAGGACACTACATTAAAACTGGAACAGGTTATAGAGTAACAGCACCTGAAGGATATGTTGCAGTAGATAGAGTAGCGGGTGCAGTAAAAATAGTAGATAGATTAGAATTTAGTAGGGCAAACTTTACGTTGCCAAAAGGATGGAAATAAATGAAATTTAAAGAATTTTTATTACAAGAAGGACTATACGATCCAGGTATATTTAAAGCCTTCTTTATGGCGGGAGGACCTGGTTCAGGAAAAACCTTTATCGCTTCAAACACATTTACTGGAACTGGATTAAAATTTGTGAATTCAGATAGTGCATTTGAAAGAGGATTAAAACAAGCAGGTCTTTCAGATAAAATGCCTGACCAAGAAAAATATTTTAGAGATATTATAAGAGGTGGTGCAAAGCGTTTGACTAACAAACGATTAGATATGTATGTGTCAGGTAGATTAGGGTTAGTTATTGACGCAACTGGAAGAGATTATGGAAGAATTAATAGTGAGTACAATATGCTAAAGGCATTAGGTTATGATTGTCATATGATATTTGTTAACACAACATTATCTGTTGCGTTAGAAAGAAATTTAATAAGAAGTAGACAGATACCAGAGTATGTTGTTAAATCATCTTGGGAGAAAGTACAAACTAATATAGGTAAGTTTCAAAGATTATTTGGTCTACCAAATTTTCTAGTAGTAGATAACAATAGGTCAGATAAAGAATTGGTAACACAAACATTAGCACAATGTGATAGATTAGTTAGACGAACTATGAGAGAGCCAATTAAAAGTCATATTGCAAAAAGTTGGATTAGTAAAGAACAAATGTATAGAAAGAAATTAAATGAGAGTGTCATTGATACTCCTAGAACTACATATGCACCTGGAGTATTTGATGACTATGAAACTAAATCTCCAAAACTTAAACCTAGTGTGAGAGAAATAGTTGACAATCAACTTAAAGAATTTGGTAAAGAATACCCAATTATAAAAGTTGCTTTAGTAGGTTCAATTCTTACAAAGAGATATAGAGCTAACGCAGATTTAGATTTCAATGTATTGTTTGATGTACCTGTTGATAAACAAGAAGAAGAAAGATTAAGACTATCTCATAAGTATCTATCTGCTAAAAGTCCAGAAAAGATTAATGGTAAATTAATACCTGGTACACAACACCCTATTAATTATTATATCATTACTAATGCTATAATGCACCAAGACCAAGAGGATAAAGCAGACTCAGTATTTGATTATAGAGGTAATATGTTTGTTAAAAGACCACAAGATTATACATTTGATATGAACTTATATCTATCAGCATATCAAAGAAAGGTACAAGGGATAGATGTAGTTAAAGGAGAATTGAAAAGAGATATCATTGACTATGATGAACTAAAAGATTTACAACCAAATGATATTTTAAATTTGCAAGATAAGATTAATGATAAGTTAGAAGAGATTGAAAGAGATATAAAAGATGTTGTTGATATTGGAAATGATGTACTTACTGGTAGACGATTGGCGTTTGATAATGATATGTCACCAGAACAAATCAAAACGTTCAGTATTAAAAATAGATTACCTAAAAATGTAGTCTATAAGATGTTAGAGAAGTATCACTATTTAAAATTCTATAAGAAATGTAAAGAGATATTAGGTGATGGCAAGGTAACAGACGCAGAAATAGATAGTTTAAAATCAGAAGCAGTTGCTAGTAAGTCTATTGCAATTACATTTGGAAGATTTAATCCACCTACAATAGGTCACGAAAAACTTATTAATAAAGTTGCAAGAGCAGATAGAAATTATAAAATCTATATCAGTAGGTCAGAAGATAGTAAAAAGAATCCATTATCTGCTAGAGAGAAATTATCTTGGATGAAAAAAATGTTTCCACAATATGCTAGAAACATTGAAATCAATACAACAAATATGATTTTAGATATTGCTAGTATGCTATATAATAAAGGATATAATATTCTTAAATTTGTAGTAGGTAGTGATAGAGTAAGAGAGTTTGATACAATACTTAAAAAATATAACGACCAGAAAAATAGACACGGATATTATAATTTTAAAAACATAGATGTTATATCTGCTGGAGAGCGAGATCCAGACGCTGAAGGCGCTTCAGGTATGAGTGCGAGTAAGATGAGGGATGCTGCTTCTAAAGGTGATGTAGCGTCATTTAAGAGAGGTGTACCATCTCAATTTAGAGATGTTAATGGTCTGTTTAAAGCAGTAAGAAAAGGTATGGGTATAAGAGAAGACTATAAACCAGATAATTCAAAACCTTTGATGGGGTTAGGACAGTTTGAGCAGAAACAAGTGAGAGACCTATACGTTAGAGAAATGATATTCAATATTGGAGACCAGGTTAAGTATCTTAAAGAAGAGAAGCAAGGTAAAGTAGTACGAAGAGGTACGAACTATGTTGTACTAGAAGATACAAATAATAACTTACACAAATGCTGGATATGGGATTGTATACCAGTTGCTGCTGATAAAGAACCAATGTTAAGAGAATACAACCTAGACATTGATTATGGATTTGAAGCAGTTGAAAGTATACCAGTACCAAAACCATACTCACAATTTAAAGATAGTTATGAAATAGGTGCTGATTATGCTAACCATTGTAAGCAAATGACACCTGGTGAAAGAGAAGAAGAACCTCCTGTTGACTCAAAAGACCGTGGAAAACCTACGGATAAATATATTTCAAGACCAGGTAAAGCTACAGACGCTAAAATTGGTGAGGATAAACTTACTGAAAAGGAAGTAAAAGAATGGTCAAATCAAGATACAGTAATAGATAAATATAAGGAACGTTATAAAGAAGAATGGAAAGCGAAACTAAACGAAGTAGTCGCTAAGATGATTGAGAAACTTTAGAGAGAGATATGGCCACTAAATTTAAAGAGTATGTAAATCTATTATACATAGCAGAAAGTTCAGCTATGGTGTTAAAAGGTGTTGATGATTATATGAAAATTGCTAGGGAAAAAATTAAAAGACACCCACAATTTGCTAATATCTATAGAGACCAAAGAACGGATGTTAGTACTAGTGTAGGTGGAAAGTACATAAAAATTTGGGATATGGAACGAGGACAGAAGAGAGGCATCCACGCATTTGTTGATAAGGTATCAGGAGATGTTTATAAAGCGGCTGGTGTTAATGCTCCAGCAAAAGGTGCTAGAGGAAATGTATTAGATAGAAAATATATGGACTCATTAAATCGTGTGTTTGATACTCACGGCGGACATTTATATAGCAGACATAGTTTATCATATAATTTCAAAAGAGATAATAGATTTAAATAAAATGGGCACATTAAAAGAAGAATTAGAAATTTGGAAAGCTAGTAGGTATAAAGAACCTATGAGTTTGACTCGCTATAAAATGAGCGAAGGTTTTGAAAGCGCTGTACAATCTTTTCTAAACAAAAACGGAATTAAAAAAACTAGATTTTCATATGGTAAATTATATATACCAAAAGATAAACTAGATGAAGTTAAATCATTACTAGAAGAAGAAGTAAAAAAATCTGGTGGTGACGTAGCAATAATGCCTAAAACAATTTTAGGTGAAGAACACGATTGTAAAAAAGTACACCCAGGTAAAAGACACCAAGAGTGGTTGAAACCTGAAGTGAAAGAAGAACTGGAATCATTTGATGAAGGTAGAATGAAAGATATCTACACGATGGATCAAGATGGCAAATCTAAAGAAGAGATTGCTAAAAGATTAGGATTAAAAGTATCAACCGTAAAATCTATTTTAGGTGAAGAAGTATTATCTGAATTTTCAGACACCCAAATAGATAGTTTGAAAAGAGATTACGCAGGATTGCAAGGTAAAAGTATAAGTGGAATTAACGCTAACAAACTTATGAAAATTTTTGATAAGTTTGATAAGAGTAAACCGCTTTTAATAAAGTTATTAAAAGCTAAGATTCCATTTGTGTCAATGCTAGCGCAAGCAAGGCTCATTTCAAAACACGGAGCTAATGCTGCCCAATTGGCACAAATGAGAAGAGAACAAGTAGAACAATTAGAAGAGAAATTCCAAGACGGTTTTGCTGTACGATACCTAGACCCATTAAACAAGAAAAGATTTGTAGTACCTCTTAAAACAAAAAAAGAAGCAGACGATAAAGCTGCTCAACTAAAAAGAGATGGCTGTAAAGATATTACAATCACTAAACACAATCTGAATTTTAAAGAAGATAGTGATTACTTAAAAAGTAAACTAAATGACAAACAAATCTCTAACATTAAGAACACTTGGAAGAATAAAAAAGCTTCAGACGTAGACCAAGGTGTTAAAGATATGATTAAAAAAATGGACATACCTACACAACTAGCAATCAAACACGCAGACATACCTCATCTATCAAAATTGGTAGAGAAGAAAGAAGTACACGAAGGTGCTAAAAAAACATTTGCAAGATTGTGGTCTGAACATAAACGGAGATAACTAAATAGTATTATGACATATTTAAAACAAAAACCTGGCAGTCTTGAAGAAGTAATTGCTAATAAACAAACGCAGTATCAAGAACCTGCTTATCAAAAGAAATTTGATGAAGCTGTAAAAGAAAATATGGGTGGTATTGGTTCAATGACACCTAAAGAAAAGCAAGTATTTTTTAATAAACTAGATACAGTTAAAGAAGAATGGCAACCATCTACTGGAAAACACGCTGATGAACAGTTAATGAAAGATTTTATGGACAACGGTGGTAAAGTAGAAAAAGTACCTGAAAATAAGAGAGCATACAATGGCAATAGAATCAAACCTCATTTAGCAAACAAAAAGAATTTAGACAGGCAAAAATCTATGACGGAAGAAACTATTACTGAAAAAGATGGTGCTAATACATCATCTAAAAAAGGTAGTGTTTGGAAAGCTGCTATGAAAGCAAGAATGAAAAAAAATTATATGAAAAAAGCAGAACACGAACCTAAAGGCAACGATATAGAAGAAACGGTATCAAAATTTACAGACCAACAAATCAAACAAGCATATGGAATAGCAAACGATCCTAGATATAAAGGTGGTAATTATTCAGGTGCAGTTGCTGCTATAGAAAAACTTGCTAAAGGATTATCAAGTGACCCAGCAGTAGCAAATGTTTTAAAAAGAACTAACGAAGATAAAGAAGTGCAAGAAACAAAAGACGCACCAAAGAAAGATGTAATTGGTAAAGATAAATCTGAACCAGAAGTAAATTTAGAAACTATAGAAAATACTATTAGAAATATTTGGAATAAAGCAGCAAATGAAACAACAGAAAGACCAGACTCTAAACTGTACCCTACAAGAAGTGAAGGTACTTTTCCACCTAGTGCTAAAGATAATAAAAAAGATGGTAAAGAGGGAACATCTGCTAAAGATCCAGCTGCTCAAGATAAACAAATTTTAACTTTGCAAGGTCAAATTAATATTTTAAAAACAAAATTAGAAAATGAAAAAAATAAAGTAATTAAACCTGTTGCAAATAAAGAAACAGGAGAAGTTCCTTTAACAGTTGGTATTGCTCAAAAACTTTTAAGAGATAAAGCAGAAAAAAAAGAACTTACTATTCCAAAAAATGAAGCAGTTAGTCCTTTCAAATTAAAATATGAAACTTTAAGAGCAAAGATTAAAGAAAAAGCAGAAAAAGAAAAAGACGCTAAGAAAAAAGGTGAACCTGCAAGGGGTAGAACAATGACTGGCGAACCTGCTTCAAAAATTGAAACTGATCCTCAGATAAATTATAATACATAGGAGGTATATATATTATGCCTCTTCCTAAACTCTATTGTGATATGGACGGCGTATTGGCAGACTTTAAAAAGGGTGCCGAGAAAGCAACAGGAGTCCCTATCAGTAAATGGATGTCTTCTCTAACTAAAAAAGAAAAGTGGAACCCAATCAGAAATGATAAAAGTTTTTGGGAATCACTACCTTGGATGCCAGATGGTAAAACATTATGGAACTATATCAAAAAACATAAGCCAGATATTTTATCAGCATATGTTAAGCGTGATATAGACCCTAACTGTATACCAGGTAAAAGTAAATGGTGCCGAAGAAATTTAGGTATTGGTGGTACTAGAGTCAATTTAGTGTTAAGAAGCCAGAAACAAAACTATGCTCAAACAGGACATAGAAGTCCTGCAGTATTAGTTGATGATTATAAACCAAATATAGAAGCATTTACAAGACGTGGTGGTATAGGAATATATCATACTTCAGCGTCTAGCTCTATAAGACAGTTAAAACAGTTAGGATTCTAATGGTCAATGCTATATACACAATCGCTGGTGGGGTGGCTTGTGCTACCGCTATCGCAGTTTTAGTGTATTTAATTTCATTTTTATTATAAATATACACATATATTAAGAATTGAGTACTTTAACAATTAAAAATTAGAGGAGAGAATAATATGTCAAGTCATACAAATAAAGACGAGGCAGCTGGAGCACCATTATGGGCAACAGCAGCAATCAGAAAAGAATGGTCTAGTGCTAACCGTACTGACCTTTTTAATGACGCAACTGCTGATAATTTTATCACAGGCATTACTATGGGTTTGTTTAATTACAAAGATAGTGAAGTTTCAGATGGTAAAGTAGCTCACGCAGGTTGGAACCTAAAAACAACAGGTTCTGGTGGCAGAGCAGGTCGTGTATCACACGAAACATTAGTCGTATTGACTAATTCAGCTGACGCTTAATAATCAATAACGTAGGGGCAATCCTCTATAGGGTTGCCCTTATAAATAATATTATGATGTAGGAATTACCTACAGTAGCATTCCCGAAAGGGTTAATAGGAGAAAACAAATGGCAGATAAAAAAGTCACCCAGCTTACCGATTTAGGTAACGCAATAGCAAGTGTGGACCTGTTTCACGTAATAGATGATCCATCAGGCACACCAATAAACAAAAAAGTATCAGCGGCAAATGTATTTAATAACGTACCAACGTTTTTAGGTCTTGGTCAAGTATCACAAACATTAACAGCAAATGGCGTTGACGCTTTAGTTGCAGATGTAGAAAGTGCTGTTACAGAAATAAACGCAACGACAGGCACAGGTGCAGTATCATTAGCAGACGGTTCAAATGGACAAGTTAAGACTGTTATTAATACAGCGACATCTGGCACGTTTGCATTAACTATAACACCAACAAATTTAAGAGGTCATACAAGCATCACTTTAAATGCTGGTGGTGAAACAGTTACTTTGTTATTTAAGAATTCAAATTGGAACGTAATTGCAGGTCACGGATTCGCAGTTGCATAATATATAATATAAGGATATAATAATGGCTATAGAAGTAGAACAACTTAAAGAAGAACAACGAGGTCTACAAGTTGACTTTGATAAGTTAGCAAAAAATATAAAACAAGTTGAAGTGGATTTAAACCAGATGAAAGCAAATTTAAATGCAATCAATGGTGCTGTTCAACAAGTTAGTAAATTAATAGGAATGGCTGGAGAGGATCCAGTTAAAACAAAAGATGTTAAAAAAGTTTAAGGAATTTAACGAAGATAAAGACCTGGACGATTTTGAGGAAGAAGTAATGGCTGATTGTCCTGAAGAGGACACAGCAAAAGAAAAGGAAGAAACAAAAAATGAAAACGTTTAAACAACATATCACAGAAGACGGCAAGATGGTTGGCACGGCCACATCTAACGCAGTTGAAGATGGTAATTTAGGCGCTCATAACATTTCAGATCCAGAAGTATTAAATAGAGTAAATGCTTTTGTAGGTTCTGTAGCAGATATGGAATATATTAAACCACAACAAGCTGTAGATAGTTTAAGAGAAAAACTAAACAGAATTGGTTTATCAATATCACCAGTTACTATGGAAGGAACATCTGGAAAAGTTAGTGCGAAAGTTAGTCAATTTGGTGGAAGATTTGGAAAAGATACTGACGGTTCTGATATAAATGATGATGGTATATCTCATAAAAAGGCTGGCGGACTGAATTTAGAAGTTAGTTATGAAACTTTAAAAAACGGTACATCCAAGGTCTACGCTAAGTTAGTGTAGGTCAAATGTTTGAAGAGATAACTAAAGATAATTGGTTGCTATTTGCTCAGCAAAATTATAGCAATCCTACATTGGAAGATAATGTAGAATTTTTAGAAGATATTAAAAGATTTAAATATCTTAAAAGGTTATTTCGTAAGTATAAAACTACAGGTGAAGTTAAAATAAGATTAATTATTAATCACATTGTAGTATTACAAAATGTTTTTGGTGCAGATGTAGCGATAACTTTATTATTATTTAAAATGGATAGAGAATATTGGACAGCATTAAAAACGGTATTGAACTATCTTAAATTACTTTATCAACACGAACTTGGTGATGTTGATGAAGACGAAAAGATAAAAGAAATGTTAAGGGAACTTTAATGGCTAGTAGAGCAATAGATATGTTAATAACTTACCGAGTAGTTAAGCTATTGGTAACGCCTTGGGTGAAGCAAGAAGCTTTTAAACAAGGTATCATTGATAAAAAAGGTAATGTATTAAGAGCTAATAAGACATTGAAAACTACTAAAGATAAAAAAGCATATACATATCTACATAGATTTGTTTTTAATATGAAAAGATTATTTGGTAAAGTTGGATTGGGTAGTAAGTTTGGTTCTTTTTTCGGTGCTATGGCAATGATTTTAAGAGAAGATAAAAATTTAATGATACACAAAGATGCTATTGAAGCAGGTGTAGTTTCATATTTGAAAGAAACAAATCAGTATGACAATATGTTAAATGAAGTAAGAGATATACCAGACATAGAAGATGAACCAGTAATGACTTGTCTAGGTGTAGGTATATATGAGAAAGACAACAAACTATTATCGGAGTACGAATATGCCAAAACATTATAAAGATATGATGGACGAACTCATCAATAAAATAGATGAGGATGCTCCAACAAATGCTGCTGGTAATGCTTCCGTTGCAGGTATAGGTGTAGGACCTGACGGAGAACCAGGTGTAGATAAAAAGAAAAAGAAAAATCCTATACTCGGTACTTTAAAAAGAAAAGTACAAGAGAGTGAAGACAACAATAATGTTGTATTGAAAGGTGTTTTTAGTCAGTTAAGTAAACTTGAAAATAAGATTGATGAAATAAGTGGAGTTGTGAAAGAAGAAATTAAAATTGAAACACCTAAAAGAAAAAAAACTATTAAAGAAAAAGCAAGAGTATGAAAACCTTTAAAGAATTTATAGGTACAACAGGTGTTAGAGTAGGTGGAGTAGGAATTTCAAAACCTATGGCTAGTATGGGTGATAACGCACCTAAAAAAAAAGGAATACCTGTTAAGGGTGCTGGATTACAGGCAGGTTATACAACATCGGATAATCAAAGACCATTTCTATCTGCTGATCCAAAAGTAGAACCAAAGAATAAAAAGAAAGAAAATACTATGGGTGGTATGGTTCACGTAAGAGGCGCTCAAGGAAGAGCTAGTTTAAAAACACCAATAAGAAGGAAGTAATATGGAATTATTAATAAGTTTGGCAACAAAATTTTGGATGTGGTCAATTGTAGTTGTAGTAATAATAGCAGGACTAGTTATCAATACGTTTGATAAAAAGAAACCTAAATGTTATACATTCAGTAATAAAAAAATGCCAGTAATGAGACCTATACCTATAAGAACAAAAGACAAAGGTTTCTTTAAAG